TTCTTACACCAGCATGCCATGCTGAATGTTGTGTGTCGAGTGCTTGGTATATGGTGCCATCGTTGTCGATCATGTAGTGGACACTAATGCCTCGACGCGTCAAGACCTTTTGACACGAACGAGAGCTAAGGCAGACGTCCCAGTGGTTTACGAACATTGTTGGCTTTCTATCTGCATGCCCAGCAAAACTTGTATAGCTTCCTTTGGCAGCTTTCAAGCCTCCCTCTTCATCCCAAAGTACAACTTTAGGCCAATCGATTGGGAATGGCTTACCATTGTGAACAATGAAAGACTGATCCTTTTCTGGTGGACACATATTAATGTGTTCAGAAATTTCACTTTCTCTTTCGGTCCAGATTCTTCTATAAGTTGTAGGACCAACAAGGCCATCGGCTTTCAAACCCATAGACCTTTGCCACTTGCGAACTGCTTTTGTCAACCTCTCATCGAAAGTTGAAACGCCAAACCATTCAGGTTCCCATCCAAGTTTGGCAGCAGAAGATTCATTATAAAATTCTTTATCTATCATGCATTTTACTCCAATATTTTATCTGCAATGCCGTGCTTAATAGCATCCTCGGCACTAAAGTATATGTTTGACTTCTTACGCAGAAAAGTTTTTATTTGCCTTTTGGTTAAGTTTGTTACACTAATTAGGTTTTCAATATACAAATCTTGCAATTTTCTCACTTCTTCAAGCTCATTTTCTAAATTATGTAACATTCCGTGATGGCCTGCTGATACAGCATGCAGCATGACTCGACAGTTGCGACCAATATATCTCTCACCCTTTGTACCTGCTGCCAAGAGCAGTACCCCAGCAGACATAACCTTACCAATACCCACAGTTCTGATAACATTATCTCTTTTTACCATAGACATGATATCATAAATAGAGAACATGTCATCCGAACATCCACCATAAGTAGATATTACCAGTTCTATTGCGTTTTCTTCTGGAGTTTCACCTGTTCTCATATGATTCAAAGTTAAAAACCCGGCCACAGTTTCCGCCGCTGTCTCCTCATCTACATCACCATAGAGCGAGATACACCTCATCTGTTCATGAGCTTGCATCATAGCTTGCATTGAATTAGGATCTTCTTGCTGTTTCTTATCTTTAGATTCCTCCGGAGTTTCCTCTGAAAGTTTCGTACCTTTTCTCTTAAATGTCATGTGACCTCCTTAAATCATTTTGTTGACAGATGTGTTTTCTTTTTTAGCTGAGTTGGCGATATCCTCAAAATATTCCGTAAGGAATACCAGTGCTGAATTGTAATCATGAAACTGTAAATCCTTTGGGTAAGGGTGCCGAGCTATAACTGTGCGTATAACTCTATTCTTCCACTTGGCAAATTCAAATTCATCAATATTCTTTTGAGCTTTGATTTCGTTTGTGTCATAACCACACTCACGCATGATACTATATTTTGTTGATTTAATGTATTCAACATCTTCTGTTATCGTAACGATAATGAGAAGCAGTTTTATTAGAACTTCATTGACATACTTCCTGCCCAATGAATCTGACCCAACAACTGCTACAAACGCGCCACAGAAAAAAGATATTACCAACAAAAACAAGACCAGTATTACTTTTAACATTTTACACCTAAAAAAAGAGCACCAAAGAAAAAACCTTGGTGCTCATATAAGACGGAGAATATCTTTATTTATTCATTTTATCTTCTTCGACGTCTTATATTTCTTCTTCTGGCTGGCTTATTTGCCTGCCGTGATTCTTTTAGCAAACGTTTGGCAACGCGGTTGACAACTCTGCTGATGATCTGGTTTTCATTAATTACAGATACGTTAGCTCTTCGCAGTGCTCGTCGGGCTTCATACATTCCGCGGTTGGCTTCCAAGTCCTCTTCATCACCAAGATCCTCTTCATCACCAAGGTCTTCCTCATCTCCAAGATCTTCTTCACCGCCAAGATCTTCTTCATCACCAAGATCCTCTTCGCCCATATCCATTTCTTCTTCTTCATCATCACCCTCAACATTCATAGAGATGCCTTGCTCTTCAGCCCATGGCGCAATTGCATTCTGAATAAAGTCCATTACTATATCTTCTGCGTCGGCGGCGCCGGCTTCATCTTCCATACCCATCTCTTCATCGCCAAGGTCTTCCTCGTCTCCAAGATCATCCTCTTCGAGATCTTCTTCCTCGCCACCTAGGTCCTCTTCGTCGCCGAGGTCTTCATCTTCCAATTCATCTTGTTCTGTGATAAAATTGGAAACATATGTTGGGTTGATCTCAGCCAATTTCATGAATCGACGAGTTACGCTTTCATTAAGCAACAGTTTCTTTTTAGCCATTATAGTATTCTCCTTAAATGTGTCTAATGTATTTTCTCTATTAAATAGTTACAAAAATATGAAAAATCATAAATCTGGGTGCTCTTTTTCAATCAAATCAAAAATATCATCAATCTCTTGATCTGCAAAGCCAAAATCTCCAAGTTTCTTTAAGCCTTTCTTAATTAGCTTTTCTGATTGCTTTTTCTTTTGTTTAGACTTGTGATACGTATACTCGTCTATAACCTTAGAAAAATAATTGAGAAAATCCGGATCATCATTGACGATACCGGATATGCAACATCGAAAGAAATTAGTTTGACTTAACCCATAGAGTTTCAGTTTTAGCTTCAAATCGACGTGTCTTTTCTCTTCTTCGACAAAAACTATTCTCTTTTTATCTATCATGCCCATACTTCACTCTTAATTAGAAGTCCAAAACATAAAGATACTCTTTATTCTTCAAATGCGAAACCTTTCCCACTTTCTTTCCTTTTTTATTATAAATACCAATTTTAGCCCCAACATATCTGGTGTAATCTTTTTCGTGCACAACAAGATTGCCATGCTTTTTCAATAGATCTTCCATCTCCAATTTAGAGATGAAACCCTCGTTGTTGAAAGATACAATTGCCCTCTTGCAATTGAGGTTTGACACTAAGCTATCCATTGCGGCCATGGCTTTCCTTTTCATATTGTAGTCAGACTTCTTCACCTTGGTGTCCACCCTCTTGCATGCCACACCATAGTGCTCTGCTTTATCCCAAATACATAACGATTCCCATATATGATAATTCCCCAAGTAGCTATGCTGATTATACGGTGGGTCTATATAAATAACATCTGTCTTGCTCAGTTGTTTAACAAGCAAGTTGGAGTCCATCTGGTATGTAGCAAAATTGTTATTATTGTTATCTACCAACTCTGGTACTCGCAGCTTCAAGTCATTATAAGCTCTCTTGGAGTATTTCTTGAGATAAGCCATTTGAACTCCACATGTGGAGTCTACACGATCGGCAGCCTCCATCAAAGAAGTCAACAATACACTCTTCAATATCGGGTCTAAAGATCTCTTTTCTATATCCTCTCTAATCCAATCAATTTTCGCACCGTTCTTAGGGTGGAAGAACTGAGAATCACAACAAAAAGTTTCCGTAAAGTAGCCGCACACTTTTGAATTGCTATCATTGTACTCGTTTATGATCTTCTCGGCATCTGCAAGGTATTTGTTCTTGTCAGCTAAAATATAACAATCAGCCAAAACCTTAGCATATGTTGCGTAATCATTCGATATGACATCGTAACCTTTCTGTTTCATCCTGTGGCCTACTCTGGAAGTGCCAGAGAATAAATCAACAAATGTTTTATGTTGTGCTGGGTCGACACAATTTTCTATATCATCCAGCAATAATCTTTTCGATCCTAAATATTTTATCATATTAACTCCCTTTAAGAACCAGTGCTGCCAAAACCTCCAGCACCTCTTTCGCTATCATCCAGATGATCCACTTCCACAAAATCAATATTGGGTCGTGGAACTATCATCAACTGACCTACCCTATCTCCAATTTTAGG